CTGCGGTATGTGCGGCAGTATCGGCAGTACCGTCATTTAACTTATGAAGCTTCCTGAGCTACTGAATCGTAGCCGCAAGCAAAGAAAGTCCAAACACCTTTTGAAATAGTTCTTGTTACTTGCGTGTTAGTGGAACCTCCTTGTACTAACCAATCCAAAATTCCAGAACTTTCATTATATAAAAGCCTATAGGCTCTTGTTGAATCGGTATTGCCATAACGGCCAAATATCTCACTATTACCTAAGGCCGCAGGATCTATATATACCCAACCAGTGAAGAAGAAGTCAGCATCTCCATAATTTAAGATGTCACCTAATCCAATATAGTCATTTATTCCATCGAAACCGGCTGTTGAAAATGAAGTAGTTGGTACTTCACTGAATTCTAAACTGCGCACCTGTTAGAGTTGGTGTTCCTGTTTCTGTTACTGCGTTTCCTTGGCCTGATATGTCTTTCTTAGGTAGATATTTTTGTAGTAATAACTTATTTACAACCTGTACATCCGCTGCTGATAGAGCTGGTGTAAATATAATAACTTCTGCTATGTCTCCATCAAGATCCGCCACACCACCTGTACCACCGAAACGAGTTAATTCGTTTAAAGGAGTATAGACAGCTGTGCCCATTGATTCGTTTGACCCATCGTTTAAATTTGCGACTGCAACGCCATCAGTATCGGTAATTGAGACAATCTGGTAACTACCATCAAAAATGGCAGTGCTTGATATATTATTAAAAGAAGATCCATTATTACGGAAGTATTTTAGTTTACCTGAGGAATCATCGGCGGCACCAATGGTCATTCGCCCTACATCAGCCCCACCTGAGTGCTGAGAATACAATGTTTCACCGGCTACACCACCAGCAATATTAGTAACAAAGAAAGCGCTGAAGCTATCATCCGTTAATATTCTAGGAGTAGTGATAAGGTCTAGTGAAAAGTTGAAGATATCTTTTTGATTCAACGCATTAGTATCTATTACCGTTCCGACATTTGTAAGAATGTGTGCGTTGCCTGATAAATCTGTGTAACCACCATCGCCATTGAATTGTAATTCCAATCCTGTCAGCGCATCGAAGTCTGCTTGTTCCAAGGTAGTAGGCAGATCCTCTGCTGCCTCTACCACTAAGACAGAATTGTCTCTGACAATAGAACTGTAGGCTCTGTGGACCTTGGGAGTTCCGCCATTATAAAGCTCTGCCCTAACATCTGTTGCTGAGTTTAGAACTTTTACACTAGATATAGAACCTGTAAAATGTTCAACCACAGTCGGGGTTAAGAGAGCCCCAAATGTGGTATCGGGTGTCCCTGCAAACAAGGCAGCCTGTGNGAACGAGTCTTCAGTGCCGGCATTTTTACTTAAGTATAGGTTACCTCCGGTTAATCTAACACTAACCATAGTCCATTGATTTAGCGGGATAGTAAAGGTACTTGTATGCCCTACATTGGTTGTACCATCCACACTAGTAGTCACTTCTAGTTTATTATCAGTTTTGTACTCAGCCACTATAGCACGAGAACCAGCTCCTTGCCATCTAGCAAATATAGTGCTTATAGTAGCTGCTGAAGTAGGATATACCCATATATTGTACAGAAAGTCGTCTGTCAGTATCAGGTTGGAAGCATTGCCAGCATTTAGATAATTGGTGGTTCCGTTAAAGGCTAGCGTGCTGAATGATGATGCTAACCCTCCTGTACTTGAGCTTGAACTAGACTCTGAGCTACTATTTGAGCTTGAACTAGACTCTGAGCTTGAGCTAGTAAATGAAACTTCAGTAGAAGAAGAACTTTGACTGCTTGATGAAGAAGAGCTAGACTGGTTCCCTATAGCTGCATAAAAATCGCCATTACCAGAGTTATAAAGTGCTGCAACAAAAGCGGCTTGTGTTGGATTACCGCCACCGAAACTCAATCCCTCCCACATGCAAACCTCGTCTAGATCGGCACCTTGCGAAAAATTATTATTGCCGGTGCCAAAATTACGACAAAAGAATCTTGCTATGTCTCCTGCGCGTCTTGTCCCTGTTATTGTTGCTGTTCCCAATGAGGAGCCATTAAGCCAAGCTTGATGTGTAGTGCCTTGTACTGTAACAACCAAATGGTGAAATGACCCTGATGTCAAAGAAGCTGAACTGATTAAACCAACATTGCCGTTTGATGTTTCTACGTCAAAATATATGGTATCAATCGAGGGGTCAACTCTTATTGCAATAGGCGATTGGTCATTAGTATCATTATAATACGCCAATAGATATCCATGAGATGAGCTACCATCTGATTTAATCCAACAAGATATAGCATAATCACCAAGGGTATCCACAAAAGCGTTAGACGCAAATTCGGCGTTCGGTGATGTTGAGTTAGGGACAAGAGCGTTATTTTCTTTTCCTGTCGATGCAGATAATTGGCTTGTGCTGATAGCGTCAAAAGTACCATGTGAATCTACGCATGCTGTTGTTTCCATTAGATAAGCACTTACCAAATCTGAGTTGAACGCATTTATATCTGGAGATTGAAAGTAGTCCGCGCTTGAGCTGCTAGAACTAGAGCTACTATTTGAACTAGAACTTTGACTGCTTGATGAAGAAGTTAAAGCTTCTGTAGATGAACTTGAACTAGAACTAGAACTTGAACTTGAAGAAGTTAAAGCTTCTGTAGATGAACTTGAACTTGAACTTTGACTGCTTGATGAAGAAGTTAAAGCTTCTGTAGATGAACTTGAACTAGAACTAGAACTTGAAGAAGTTAAAGCTTCTGTAGACGAACTTGAACTTGAACTTTGACTGCTTGAACTTGAAGAAGTTAAAGCTTCTGTAGAACTGCTACTATTGCTTGAAGAAGAGCTGGAAGTTGGATCAGATTGTGAACTTGAACTAGAAGTTGAAGAAGAAGAACTAGAAGTTGAAGAAGAAGAAGAACTAGAGCTAGAAGAAGAACTAGAGCTACTCTCAGATTGTGATGTGCTGCTGCTAGATTCAGAGCTACTGGAGCTACTTAAACTACTACTAGAAGATTGAGAACTAGAACTACTAGATACCGTAGCCTCTGTTGAACTACTACTACTAGATGTTAATGCTTCTGTGCTGCTTGAGCTTAGTGCTTCTGTACTACTACTTGAGCTACTGCTAGTTTCACTACCTTCTGTAGAACTTGATGATGATGAGGTTAATAATTCAGTAGAAGAAGATTCTGAACTAAATTCTCCTGTATCTAATCCAGGTGATAAGAACTGGACATTATGTGGAGGAGTGTGTGCGTTTATAATAGAATCACCTCCATTTACCATTGGTAAAAGGTCTACTTGTTCTACTTCCACACCATAGTTTATTATATCAGTGTCGTTATCTGATAAAGATATTTTTAAATTATTTAATATGGTACTGCCTGAGTTACGTAAAAAAACTTTTCTATATTGTCTGTAAGAAAGTTGTTTCTGTGTATCTATTAAACCTGCTGTGAATATGCTATTTGGTTGTGTAAGATCGTATGCTTCACTAGTAGCAAATCCACCTTGCCTTTCATTAGTATCGACTTGGCTAAAGTTAGGTTTAATTAAATTAATCGGGATTCTCATTAACAAACTCCTTTTGTGAATCCTATTTGGAAACTGACTGAAGTACCTTTAATACCTTCATCATCTCCACCTCTGTATTCTTCAGAAGAAAACTCTGTCATTATTGTATTGTCGTATTCTATTCCACCCACAGTGAGCGTTCCTTTTTTACCTAATGGTCCAATAGACATAATAAAATTGTAGAGGTATGATTCAATTACTTCAACACTACTATCTGTAATCCACCCATTTAGTGCTATTGTGTGTTCACCGCCTGCTATTCTATTCAGTCCACCTTCTGAACGAACTGATCTCGATTCTTTTTGTATATTCCAATTAGTATTAGTAGTTAAATCTGCATTGTGGTATATTGGAAAGTTATATGTAGATAGACTTTGGTTTACATCTCCATAACTATAAAGAAAGAAAGCAGGTCTCGCTCCATTTGTGTTACCTTCTGTGGGAAGTATCTGGGCGTTTATAGCGCGAGAATTGTGAGCTATCTCGAATTCGATCGTATATTTTAGATATTTATTGTGTATAACATTATCAAAATTTAAACTCTTAGGGATTAAATTAGTATAAGTATTCCCATGAACAACTAATGTTCCTATTGCAGTACAACTTAAGAAAGTTCCTAAATTCTTCTGAGAGTCCTCTATAACAGCTTTACTTTGCTCACCCACTAAATAAGCTGCACTAAGTGTTAAAGTGCGTTCAGCGTCTCCAGATGGTCTCACAATAGATCCTACACACCTAGGTAAAGTACTTGTTGTCGGACTACTGCTACCACTAAAGGTAACAGTACTTATCTGTGATATAGTCTCACCATTCCATGTAGCTGTTGAAGAAGGTGCTGGCATTACCTATCTCCTCCATCTACTGTACCTGTCTTAGGGTTCGATTTCTCTTGCTTTGTAACAACGACTTTCTGTGGCTTATTTCTAACAGCTTCTAGCGCTCTCTGGAACGCTTCTTTCATTTGCTCCTGTGTCATTGTCTTCTTTTGTGCTTCTGTGAGGTTTTTATCCATGCGCTTTAACGCATCTCGCATATCGTTGAATACCCGTTGTGTGACTTGTTTCCCTTCTCCTTGTGTCATTTTACCAGACGTTATTGCACCTTGCACTCTATTCTTAAAAGAACTAAAACTTTTTCTAGCAGTTTCAGTGAATGATAATGACTGATTTGGCACTTTCAAACTAGAGCCTATTTGATTATTCTGGACCATTCGTTCGTGTGTTAGCCCATTTGCCATATTTTTGTCCTTCCATGTAATGGGAAGATCCAAATGGTGTAGGTGCGAGTGGGCTAGGTCTGGGGCCTAGAGGTATAGGGCCTGTAGGCTGCCTTTGTTTAATTGAATTTTTTAAGCCTTTTAAATCAGAAGANAATGTACCCATTCGGTCTAACATATGTTTGCCAACCCCTGTGTCGAAGATNCCCTTAAGAGTTTTCCCTTTAGTATCATTACCGCCCGTAAGCCATTTGGCCAGCTATATTTTTAGCAGTTAGTATGTCATCTTTATCAAAACCTAAACCTGATAAGATTTCTTTTCTCATTTTAGCAGCAGCTTCAGGTCTTCCTTTACTTTCTTCAAATTTCACTTTACCTATCTTGTGTAGGAATGCAGTTAATTTAGCAGCATCTGCTCTTTTTCCTAATTTCTTATTTTCTTTTATAGTCTCTGTAACGGAAGTCAGTATGCCCTTACCAGATGCGAACTTGTTCATTATGGATTCAATGTCTGCTATCCTAGCTGAGGACTTTTTTGCCCCAGTTTCTTCACTAAAGAATTTTATTGCTTTGCCACGCTTAGTTATATTGTCTAAAGGACTGCTCCATCCATTAATAGCTTCGAACACAGTAAGCATTTCTTTTAAGTTAGTCATTATAACTCGTATTCCACTCTTCATTAATTTGACAAACTGGTTAGTGGAAGAACTAAATACTTTAGTTATAACCGATCCGATTGAATGGAAAGTTTTTAAGAATAATATCTCAACCGATTTTAGTGCAACAGTAAAAAAAGTTTTAAGGGAATCTGGTATTTGAATAAACATTTTAGTCACATCAAAATCACCATTAACCAAAATGTCAGCCAACCCAGCAATAAAATTAGAAGCCTTATCTAAAACACGATCAAAAGCATTAGAAGCTGTGTCTCGAAACCCAGACCATACATCACTCAATATAGGAGATACTTTTTGTTTAAAGTTATCAAACCCTTTGAGCATCCAATCGGAGAGTATTCTTGTCCACTTAATAACATCTTTGAATACGTTTAACGTTTTGACCCCGAAATCTATTATCCTGGTTGGGTCAAATGTTTTTAGAAAATTCCACACTGAATCACTAAGATATTTAAGTTCTAGGGAAAATGAAACAAAGGCTCTATTGTCTAAGAAATCACCCAATGCAAAGTTTTTAAATGCAGAGACGATACTTTTAAATATTTGTAATACACTTTTAGAAACTGGTAACAATATAGATTTAGCAATATTACCTACTCTACTTAATGTCTTATCTAATTTAGAAGAGTTTAACATTGAGCTAAAATCCTGCCACAACTTATTCATGTATTTATTAAAGAATGTGAATTTAATTACATCTGATAATAGACCTCCAAACTTAGCTTTTAGTGAAGACGCAACAGCACCTACTTTTTGCATTCTGTTCGCTAACGTATCCTGTTCTAATGCTAACTTCTTTGAACCACCACCCAATGAAGCTGTGAACTGCTTTTGTGTGGATTTAAACACTTGTTGGCCTCGATCAGTAGAAAGTGCAGATGCACGTCTAGCTTGTATAGTGGGTAAGAATTTTCTTAGTGTTTCTGGACCTGCTGCTGAAACTCTTCTAAATGCTTCCAGTACGCCACCTTTCTTTTGTATCATATCCAAAGAAATACCAAGCTTTTGTAATTCTTTTTTAGCTGCTGCTGATGGTTGTGCAATTGATTCAAAGAATCTAGATAAATACCTAGTAGCAGATGTAGTACTACCTCTACCGAATATACGTGTAAGCGCTGATATGGAAACCATAACGTCTTCTAATTGTACATTGAATACACGTGCAATAGGAATTACTGATTTAAGCGCTGGACCCATTTCAGTTAATGAAGTACGACCAACGGTAGTCGCTGCTGAAAGTATATCTGACACTTTAGCAACAGATTTAATCTGGTCTCCATAGTTCTGGTATATAGTTATAAGTGCGTTAGTTGCATTTGCTACTGTAGAAGAATCTTGCTTAGCTAATCTGGCGGATGCAGAAAGAATTGAATTAGCTTCTGACATTTTTTGATAACCAGAAGATACGACATCAAATAAGGCTTCTTGAGTATCAGCCACATCTGTCCCAAAAGCTCCAGCAGTTTTCCTAGCTAAGTTACCCATTCCTTGAACGCTTCCACTTCCCCTTGTGCCAAGAGTTTCTTTGGCTGCTTTAGTGGAAAGTGCTTCCTGTTTGGCAAATGCAGATAGGCTCGCTTGTGTCATTTTGGAAATTGCATTAAGTGTAAAATCTAATGTATTTTTTACAGCGTCTTTCATCCCTTTCCAAATATTAGACCATGTGGTACTTATAACACTCCACACAGATTTGAACACACTTCCTACTATTTTAAAACCAGCTGAAAATATTGATATAACTGCTGTCATTAGCTTCTTGGCAAGATCCATCATTTCTGCTAAAGTTTCTTTCCATACAGCTAAGGTTGATTGGATCATACCCAATACGCCACCTAGAATAGAACCAATCGCCAAAGCGCCTGTTTTAAGAGGTGAAAAGGCCACCCCTAATAGACCAGTACCAAAACCCTTAAGGAATCCTCCCAAGGCAATCATACCTGATCTGAAACTAAATGTCATTATGTTAAAGAAACCTTCCGCGATATTACCTGCTGCCTTGCCTAAATCTCCCATTACTGCTCCAGGCAATTCTCCGAATATACTTCCGACAGAAGAGGCTAAGGAAGAAGCAGCTCCAGATACAGAACCTCCCAATCTCTTGTTAGAAAATGTTTCCTGCAAAACACCACCGATATCTATCATTGTAAACCCAACACCACCTAGGATCATTTGTTTTAATCCTTGCAAGTGTGATTGGAGTTCACGCATTTTTCCTACATGAGTTTTAACCGCATGCTGCTGTTCTTTTAACCCATCTGTGAATTGTGAAGAAACTTGTCTAGCTGTATGTTCGTCTCCTCCTCCAGCGATGATACTGTTAGATATAGAAGAGATATCCATTCGCGATAGACGATGCATCTGGTTCTCTAATTCTTTAAGGACTTTAGCCTTTTCAGAAGCAGACACTTTTGCTTTATCCATCTCAGCAGACATTTTCTTAATCTGTTGATTGTATGTAATGTAAGCTTTGGATTGAGCTGCTCTAAGTATTTTATTCATACTGGCTACCATAGCAAGATTAGATTTGGTAGCGTTTTGAGTACGTTTGACTTTTACGCCTTCATAATAACCAGATTGTTTAACCTTTTGATTATATGTAGTTATTTCTTTATTAAGCTTTTTGTATTCTTGGTACTGTTGTTTGGTTACACGTATTTTCTTGCCATTTTCCACCTTCCAATAAGAATTGTTACTTTTCTTAAATTGTAATTCGTGTAACTGCTTGTATTCTTTCTTAGCCATTCTTGCAGACAGAACAGCTTTGTTGCCCATTTTAGTGAACAGGTTCCCATTCTTTTTAATGGTGGTAGACATGCTGTCTAGGTCTTTTTGCGATATTTTTAAAGACCTATTAAACTTGCTTGTATCTAACTTTTTAACCTCACGTGCAATCTCTTGTACAGTACCTTTCATCTTCTGCACATGCGAAGTTCCCTTACTCTTCCACTCTAAATCTATTTCAACTACTGCATCGCTCATTAATCTTATTCCTTGCTATGACCGAAGTCTCCAATACCTATTTTAAAGTTTTTACCAGCATTCCTGTATTCCATAGTTGCATTCATGTATTCTCGGAATTTTTCTGGCGGTAAATTCCTAAGGACAGCACTACTCATTTTGGAGAAATCGTAATTAGGTAATTCAATCTCTCCTTCAGATAGTTTATCTTCATACTCCTGTATACCTTTAGAAGATACATTATTGCTTAACAAGAACCCTTTAATCATAGCGTCAGAGCCTGTATTGGCACCCATATTTTTAAGCCATTTTTCTCTGGTCACTCTTTCTTTAGGTGGAACTTTGGGGGGAGTTTTAGCAGGCTGGTCAGATTTAACTTTACTTTTGTTTTCTGAAGTTTTAGACTCGACGTGAACTGTTCCATACCCTTGGTATGATTGCAATCCATGATCAGTTTCACTTGACATCTCTGGAAAATAAGCGTGCACAGCATCTGAGAACGTAGTGCCTTCTATTGGTTCTCCTACATCTCTTAAGTCTTTGTCTGTAGCATTCGACATGCCAATCTGCATACTAATATAAAACTGGAATGCTTCTAGTGTGAGTGGACTAGTATTGTCTACCATACTTATAAATTGTTCAATAGAGGTACATCCGCCCATCCCTATAGTTCTCGCAAGAAATGCTGATGTTTCTAATAAACTAGCATAATCGTCTCCAACTTCCACATTAGGGAATACATTATTTTCTATATCATTTTTTAGAAAATCTTGGTTGTAATAGTATTGTAAAAGTTGGAACTTATTCATTTACCGTCAATATCTTTTAATGTCGCTTTGTCTATAAACCCTGTAATGACAAATTCTGATATAGCTTTAATCTGTGATATTGTAAACATATCTTCTATTTCTTCTATAGCTTTCCTACGAGCTAGATCTATGTCTTCTGTTGAAACACCTTCAGTCTCGTTTGGTATTGCATACTTAGAATCCAGTTTAGCAATTCCCATACGTATAGTTTCTAGCATAAGGGGCTCCAACTCTTCCATCATGGACTCTTCCATATCGCGGAGTTCAAGCATGTCCTTAGGTTCTAAGCCATCTTCTAATAACTCCATTCGCTGCAATTCTTTGAAGCGAGGGTATTGTTCATTTAATTCATCTTGTCTTCTTTTAACTGCTTTACTCTGCCTATATGAAAGTGCCTTAATGCTTATTTTACTCTCATCAACCGAAATGGTAATTGTACTTGCCATCTTATATATCCTATTTTTATTGAACAGGGAAAATAATATTACTGAACATGTGCAAAGAAAAACCCCTGACTTTGGTTGAGTCAGGGGTCATCTTATTAGTACACGAATTTGTATTAGACTAATGCGTTCCAGCTAGGAGGTGTAACACCTTTCTGAATATGATTTGGTGAAACGATATTAAGAGTAATATCAGATGTCACGAAATCAGCTTGTGAACTTGAAACACTGTAATTAGTCATTTTAAGTGGGCCAACTGTTCCAGTAAGACCTCCACCTGTGTTACCAAAACCAAGGGTAACGTTAACGTAATTGTTAGTTAGGATAGAATCTGCTGTTGTCCATCTTGAGGACATTGCAGTAACTTCTCCTGTTCTATTTCCTAATTCGATAGCTAGTGGGTATCTATAATCTCCACCATAAAAACTTTGTGGATCACCATCATAAGAAATAGAGATTTCGGTCATTACACCAACACCCTCTGGTGTTTGTGTAGCCGATTCATCTTGTACTGTCATTGTGCCAACAGAGAATTGGTACGTGAAAGCCATGTTAATCTCCTTTGTATTAAAATAAAATGTCTATTAATTTTAAAATTGAGTCTTTCCATGTTCTGTNACTAACTTCACTTCGGACTGATTGGATAGCTAGTGTTTGTGCTGATGTATTNTCTTCTTTGTAAACCCTAAGCATCATATCAGATAGCTCGTCTATGTCAGCGTAGTGTACAGAACAATTCTCGTAAAATTCAGATATTCCTTCATACATATCGTGAGTAGTCTTATGATTAGTTCCTCTAACCATATAAGGATTTTTGTGCAGATATTCCATATATCCAGCGTTAGGGTTTTCAGACTGTATAATGGGTTTTCCTATAGCTGCCATGTGTAATCCTGGGAGCCATGTAGACTCTCCCAATGAAGCTCCAACCAAACAATCTATTCTAGACATCATCATTGGCATAATGCTCTCATGCATAGTACCAGTGTAATAAGAAATGTGTGGTAGTTCCTTATCTGACACATTATACCTTCGTGCAGATTCTTGTATATATGAATTTAGTTCTTCTTCCAAACTAGAAAACAAACAACTATCTTTTCTAACCGCGTATTTTGCTACTATTAATAAAGTTACATTATCGCTAGAACGAAAACTTTTTATAAAAGAACGTATTACACTCCTTTGATTTTTTCTTGCATTCCAACTACCAACGCATCCAAACACATACCTCTCCCTTAAATTAACTATATCTAGCTTAGGGGTCTCTGCATGGTAAAGATTTTCATCATATCCTAATGGGCAGACTACAGTATTAGAAACTCCAGCTTCTCTAAATTTATTCTTGTCAATATAGGTGGGACATATTATCGTATCCACATTGTGTGTCAATTCTGCTATTGCTGGAGGAACCTGATTAGTTTCTGTCATAGTCCACGCAAAAGACTTCTTACAATCTGGAACTAATTTTTTCTGTAGATATCCCGGAGCAGTAATACTTAGGTGTATAGAATCTTCACAATTGAATTTATCGAAATATATATTATTTCTATATTTCTCTGTAATTTGTGGGGAAACGTTTTTAGCGCATTGTAACGCACTTAGTTTAATATTGTACTTACCAATACTATTAAGGCCATTAAGTACAGCTCTACAGTGTTCTCCATAACCTGAGTAAGTATCTATGTACCCTGTTATATGTATATTAGGTTTATTAGGTACTGTAGCGTCATCTACATACACTGAAACATTTTTAGCTGTCTCTTGTGTTTTAATAGAATCTAGTTTCATATTAAGGGGTTCCATTCTTGATTATTAGTAACTCCAAAGTTATCTTTGTGCGTACTTATTGTCATCTTATAAGTTGCGGTGATAAAATACACTTTATTAACTTCATCAAAGTCGCATTCAGATTTAAACGTTCTAGTACACTGTACACAATGCAATCCACGTTTCGGTGATGTTTCTACTTCTTCAAATTGTTGTGGGTGGTTATTAATCTTGTTATGTATGGCGCCTATTAATTCGCTTAGAACGTCATATGACTCTACTTGTTCTTTATCTGCGTAAGCAGTTATTGAGAGTATACAAGCGTCTGCCGGAATTTGTTCTTCTGAAGCTTGCATGGTTACATGATAGTTTAGTGTTGGAAAAACCTTGCCAACTGGTGTAGACCTATTATAATAAATAGATCTTTGTCTTGTACCATCAGAAGTTTTTTCCTTTCCTATTTTAGCGTATATAGTAGGATTGTTTAAACATATCTCTTTAAATTTTTGTACTAATATTTTTTCAGGTAGTTTACTTAAGTCAGCCATTATTTTCTCTCTATGTATTGTATCATCTTTTTAACTGCTAATTTCTTAGCATCATCCATCCACATAGAATAAGGCGCTACTGGACCAGCATATTTACTAAACACTACATATCTTCCAGGTTTAGTGAGATGTGGTATGCTCTTCTGGCCATTTTCAACCTGTCTAACAGCTAATGCTAAAACTTTAGATTTCTTTGGTCTTATAGCACTCCTACCATATTGGGCAGTCATTAAAGAATAATAGGCATCTTTACTTTGTAACGCTCTGGGAGATATCCTAATTCTCATATGGATTTTTCCACCGCTAATCCTCATCATCACTCCGGAACCTATCTTGGGGTTGGTGTGCACACGGGATTCANCAGGTAGATTTGAAACTAAGTTAGCGTATTTATTCAACCTAGGATCTTTTGATAATGTTTCAGATAAAGCATTACGCATAATACTTGGTCCGCGACGCGACAACTGGTTATGCTTCTTATTAAGAAACTTCTGCACCTTTTGAGCAATCTTTTTATATTTAGGTTGCTTAACGGTTATCTCGAATAATTGTTTAGCCACGGACATACTTCCTTGTGAATTCTACAACTTCCATAATCACTTCGTAATGGTGATCTTCAGCAGTAACATTGTCTACATGCATGACCTTCATCCATATATTATCATTTTGTGCATATTGAAATTCGCTACTTTCACTTGATGTCACGAATGCTCCTGTAGAACTTGATGAAGAGCTGCTATTTGTACTATCACTACTAGTTAAAAATTCAGTACTTGAACTTGAGGAAGAAGAAGATAATGTTGATGTTAGCTTGACGGAGATATTGTCTACTACAGCGTTACAATCCACTCCAGCAGAAGCGATTAGTCCTGTAATTGTTGAGAATGATGCAATAATCTCTTCTTCGTATATCCCAGGTGATGTGTATGAGTTACCTAGAACACCACCAACAACTGGAGATATACCTCCAGAAGTTATAGATGTAATCTCGAATCTGAGTGTATAAGATAACGCCAAATATAATTTCTGAAGGTTGCGGGTTCTGGTAACAAATCGGGGGATAATTGTGTCACGTTCACCACATTTAATTCTTCACCTGAAACATTACTAGAACCTCCCAAGATCCAGTTGTTATCACCATTTGAAAAGTCTCCGTTAACAATTAATTCTCCATCAGCTGAACTTGAGGAAGAACTACTATTAGACGACGAAGAAGATGAAAGCGAAGAAGAAGATGAATTAGAACTAGACGTTTCACTGACTTCTGTAGAAGAAGATGACGATGAAGAAGAAGATGAAGTTTCCAACGCTTCTGTCGATGTTGAGCTATCACTCTGACTACTACTAGAAGATTGAGAACTAGATGAAATAGAGCTTGAACTATAACTACTAGTACTCTCTTCTTCACTAGTAGAACTGCTAGAGTGCACTACTTTTCTCGCTTGAGAGAAATCGGATATAGATATCACATCTCCCTGTGCGATATTAATACCCCATTTAGTGAATAAGGTATATCTCTGCTTGCCAACTTCTACTGGCTTTTGATTCTCGTCGAATACAGGATTATTTAATGTTTCGTATCTGCAAGGTTCTTTAGTTAATACGCTCTTCCACGATCCAGTTGCTTCAGCATTAGCTGAAATACCAGTTTTATCAAACCTGTATGAATCAAATATTTTATTTAAAAGACAATCGAAAGACATTTAGATATCTCCAAAACAGGCAGATCCAGGTAGCATGTTAAACAGTTGATCTACTAACTGTTCGAGTGTTGAACGTTCTGCTTTAGTCTGTGACCTACCATACATCTCATATGAATATTTACCAATCTTTTCAGAAACCATATCTGGCTTACCATAAATCTGTGGATTGAGTCTTGCCATTTGTATATTCATAAGATACAATTGCAGTTGTGCAAGAATACAGTTATATCCGGATTTGCCACCAAAAGTTCCAGTTACTTGGATATTTTGTATACCTCTTGGGAAGCAATATAAAGTGTCTTCATCACAGTCTGTTCTGGTGGTTCTAGGATATCCTGGAAGGTTGTATCCATTTATATATTGTATAAGGCCTGTTAAGGGATTATACACGATATTCTTTTCATCTGATGTTGGGTCTACGTTTAAATCTATATCTTCACTAGATGCATTATGGTTAAGTATAGATAATGCTGTAATCGTTATAGGGGTTTCTAATATAGACAGATATGGTGTGCCATCACCATTTATCGTAATGGTTCTAGTAGTATTATCAAAAGAAGTTCCACTTCTGGCTACAATCTGTTGATAAGCAGAACCCCTTATATATTTTGGAATCTCATCGATTTCAAATGTAGGTTTAAAAAAGGAAAAGTAATTTACTATATCACAATCCTTTAAAAAATCTTGTGTTTGTGTTGCCATGTTAGAAGCCTTGTTTCTTTAAATTATCAAATTCTTCTTCACTTATACGTTTTTTAGAATTATCTTCTAGAACTTTATAAAAATGATTCTTTTGAGCGTTATGAGTAACATTCTTAATTGGAATAGAATCTGTCTTTATAGCGTCTAAACGGATAGCTTCACATGCTAACCTATCGTTCTCTTCTTGTTTATGTTTGTTCAAGCGCTTTTCATATTCTTCACGCTTTATCTTGGGGTCTATGTACATCCCAACTGTAGGTTCGTTTTTTATATCCCCCATAAAGCTGGTTGAAGTCACATAAGCATCTTCAAAGCTCATGTAAGGAAATGCTTTAAGACCTGAATCAGGATTACAGTTATAGACTTGTAAACCAGCTTTATCGAAGTAAGGTTTTAAGTTTGGGAAGTATTCATCTTTCATTCTATTGTAGGTGCCGTTATTACATTTTATTGCACCCTTTGACCTATCCTCTTCGAAATGGTATTTAGAATTAGTATTCATTTTTAAATCACAACCTAGAAGAAATATTCTCCTAAAACCAAGCACATATAAAATTTTGATAGCAGGTAATAAAACGGTTCTGCCACCACCTAGATCTTGATGACATCCCCAGTTAAAAGAAGCTTCCGTAAGCCACCTATTAGGCATAAATTTGTTATTTCTTCTAAACCCATATATATTTGGACATTCACCAACTTTAGTTTTCATCGGCGTGTCTGTATAATTATCCCATATAGTCTTTTCAAAGTGAGAACTTGGTACAAACTTCATAATCTTAGGGTCAAGCCAAGCTGATTTAATAAACCTACTGGGGTCATCTACATTTACCCATGCATCTGTTCTGTAAGAACGCATACTGTTATTAGTGCTCATAGTGAATAGACGATCGAGCTTATCTTTATGCTGGTCTAATATGTTTTTAAAACTAGGGCCACTTAAACATAAGAATGCAGAGTGTCCCTTGTAATGTCCATGCAATGGGAAATTATTGTGTTCCCTACTAAAGAACATAGGTTTTTGTTGCCCATATTCTTCTGTATATTCAAAGCCAGTATATATAGATTTGCTGCCTTCTCTAGAATAATCTCCTATACGGTCATCTTTGAGTGGTCTATTATCTTCTGGTAATATTCGCAGCCCTCTATCTTTAGTAGAAGTTTTCTTATTAGCCATTATTTCTCCTTACTATAATCCCTATCGTGGTTTAAATGGTATTGGTTTAATTTCATATCCCACTTAATAACTTTACCGATTTCTTTGCGGAATTGCATATCACTTCTCATTTTGGTTTTACCATGTTTGAACGTACATCCATCTCTTGTTTCACCGTGAATATATTTACCATTTAAATTGTCGACATGCGTCATTTGGAAATAACCTGCGCACACGTTCCTTGTGGAATATTGTAACTGTTTGGCATAATTACTTTCGAATACAAAAGGTAGGACATTATGGTATTCTTTAATTATTTTATATATCCTGTCATAGTTACTCCAGTCCATAGCTGATATCATGTTCTCGCCATACTCTTCAGGCCAGCTTTCCCTAGATACTCCCACTACGGCACATTTTGAAGATAAATTTTCTTGTATAGCTTTGTCTGCTAGTTCATCAAAGTATCCAATATCGTACACTTGATCGCAATCCGCAAAACAGGCATAGTCTGTATCTGGATCTAGTTTGGTGACTTGTCTGTTTCTACAATACCCTCTCAGCCCAAATATCCTTTTCGGTACACTTACTACTTTTACATCTGGGAAGAATCGCTTTATGTACGCTTTGTGTTCTTGATCACACACAGCTACATTAGGGATAATGGTATGAACTGATTCTAAATTGTTTCTATAAATACTATTTAAAATGCCATAGTAATCTTCTACGGAATCCATGACATTGTACTATTATCTCAAATTTCATAATTTAAAATACCTTTTCATGTTCATTCTAACTGCTGTACGTCCTTTACCTAGCCTTGTGCAAATATACCACCCGAGTGTGTCTTGGGAAGGGATTAGCATTTTATCTGAGTCATAGTGTTGTGATCTGCATATACTAGCCACATGTTTAGTAAAGTTTGTTTTTTCTATACAGAAAAAGCTTGCTGTACGTTTATGACTTATTCTAGAACCGTCCACTTCAACACCATTGAATAGTGGCTCAGTTCCTTTAAAAATCTTCGATACCGTTACATATTCTATCTAACTTATGCAGCCAATGTTCGTTTGTTTTGTCGTATTCTGGGTCTGATTTACTTCTGGTGTAATTACACCTATGCCCTGATATTGTAGCTTTGAACACTTCTTTTGGTAATACTATATCTTCTACTTCATCTGCTATATTGGCGTCACAATCAACCTTTGCCCAATATTTAGTTTTTGTACATGTCTGGCAACATCAAACACGAAAGTGGAAAGCATATATTCACGAGTTGTTTCTGCAGATTTATTAGTGTCTATTGGAATTACTTTGATATTTGTATATTTTTTACAGGTTGTAAAAACTCTAGAAATACAATCGTAATGAGCAAACACTATAAAAGGGTGTTCCTTAAAATAATTCGTTTCCATCCATTGCGGCATGTGGGTTAAGAATCTATTGAGGTATCTTTCATTAACTGCGGTTACGTTAGTTAATGGATATGTAGATTTATGTAAACCTAAATATGAACCTATCCTTCTATCGTTGTATGTGGTTTTAGGTAGTAATATTCCTAAACTAACTAAATCTCTATATGCTCTTTTCCAATATTTACACAATGGAAAATGCTCAAGATGTTTCTGCCCATGATAATGTATGATTTTAGTGTGTTTAGAATCTATACCATATTTTACACTTGTCCCCCATTCTACTCCAGCTAGAATATGTTTGTTACAATGCAATAATAGTTGAGCTGCCATTTCATCTGCTACACGATCTGAACATTTGTGTGGAGCACCTAATGCACACATCTTCTCCCAACGTTCTAGGAATGGGTCGTTTTTGCGCCAACCATTTATTCCAGTGTTTATGGCATCACCATAAGATATTGCTTTGTCTAAATATTCCCTATCAAGGACTACAGACCACTGGTTAATACGATTCTTAATCCTTGAGCCTGATGATTTCCAATCAGCAAATTTACCTGTTACAAATCCGCCTTGTTTTATTAAATCAAAGTAAGAGTCTATGTTTCTCAACACGATTGTGTCAGAATCCATGAACATAGTTAAATCGTAGTCACTATGTCGCCATAACGAAGATTTAACATTCAGTGTATTACGAGATTGAGAATCTTTTACTTCTTTAATCTCTGTATTATCAGGACTTACCATTTTAATGGAATTCAAGAACCACTTAGGCTGTTCTCCTTCTAAAACTAATAATACATTGTCGTTGTAGACCTTCCTTAGGCTATACAAGGACGCTATTAACCTTAAACAACATTTACTACCCCTATTATAATATAATACGGTTTTAGTGAGCTTTCTAGCCATTATACCACATATTCCTTATATTCGTTAGCTATTTTAATTAAATTATATATAGTCTTAGAATTATATTTATCGCTATACAATTCTTGCATTATACCTTTTTTAAATCCAGTTTGAACTTGGTTAATAAAAGATTTTAACATTTCTATATTTACAAATTTAATGTTTTCTTCAATTGAAAAATTTCTTTCTGAAGAAATATCAATTTGTATTTCGTGTTCGGTTGCTCCAAATAATTCTTGCACTATGCTTGCCAACATGGATTTAGGGAGTTTATCTGGATTAAATTCTTTGTCTGAATAACCGAGCATAAGGTCAGTAACGTACTTAGAGTATTGATTAATTTCCATAAAGCTCACAGATTCATATGGATTGCCTTCTAAGAAAAATACTTTTTCTGCATTGAAAGATAAAATACAGTTATTAAGAAAAGTACTATTATCGAATGCTGAAGCAAATCCATATAAAGAAGGTTTGGGCAATATGGAAGTATCAAGACCTATTCTTGTTTCTAGTTCGTGTAAGTAATCATATATTGTCATGTCGTGTACATCTGTATCTTGGAAATGGACAAATGTAGCATCTTTCTTTACTGCTTTACCAAGTAGCCCTATATTGGATAATAATTGTGTGTGGTATTTTTGATACGGTTTTTTAGAAAGAAAATCCAAATCTGGTGTTGGTAAGCAAGATATTACTACATCTATATCACAACACCAGTTTAGATCGCGTTTGGATAATTCAGTACTTACTAAATTACAAATATGAAGTTTATCTCCAAACACGTTTAGTTCTGATTGTTCCCATCTACCATACACATTGTTGTCCAAAATGTGTACTTCGTGAGATTGTTTTAAATGAGAATATAAACGTTCGCCTAAATATCCTAGGCCACCTAAAATCAAATAATTCATTGTATACTCTTTTAGGCAATAAAAAAGGCGAGGTTTGCACCTCGCCTAAATCTTATTATATGTTAACTATTAAGAAGTTGCATTCTGCCAGTTAACAGATGATTCAAGGTTGTCAATCAAGCACATAGATTCTTTACGGTCATAACCGAAAGAAATACGTTCTGAAGTAACAAACTTACGTTGGTCAGCTTCTATAACTTCTTCGTTAGCCATCTTGATCATACGGCGATCACCTATTGAAGCAGAATCATTGCGCATGACAACAATCTGACCAGCAGGGGCTTGAGGGCCTTCATAAACTCTTACACCATAGAATTCAGTAACGATTCCATCGCCTTCTCCAGCTGAACCAAGCCCAGTTAGGAATGAAGCTAAAGCAAGTCCTGTGATATTGGCTTGTTTCATGTTTGTGTTCTGACGCATGAATGAAGCTTGGTCACTTGGCGCGATTGCGAAAATTCTGGATTTGTTACGTCCATACTTACCAAGATTAAACAAAGATTCATTAATCATATTCTCGTCGAAGATAGCGCCGCCAGCAGCAACTGGAGTTGCAGCAGCAGCAGAACCAGCAACTGGGAAGATTCCGTCCGAATGCTTTGCGAGGATCACCTTTGTACCAATTCGCAGTGGTAGCTGAATCAGGAGTTGGAGCTGTAGCTAGATGAGCTGTATCACCCCTGTAGGAAACTAAGTTCCTCAGCTTCTGCCATAGATTCAGCGAAGTCTTGCATAACTTGAGCAATAATATCAGGTTGTGAATCTTCAATTGTTTCTTCGTCAACCATGATATAAGACATTAGCTTCTTAGCAACCCACTCAATGGTGGAGCTAGTAAAGCCTGTCAGAGTAGCTGTCACACCATCTGGCACGTAGTATGCGGATCCACCATCATTCTTCTTCGGCTTTCTAAAAGAACGCGTTGGCTGTTTGAAAGAAGATATCAGCTTACGCATGATATTCAATTCTCTAATAAATTCGATAACCTGATTAGTAAGTGGCGAAGGAAGGTAAGCAGCAACAGATTGACCTGTGTTCGCAACTCTCAGTGCACTTTTAATTAAGTTGATTTTAGACATTTAATTTTCCTTTACTTAAAATTCTTAATGGTTTTATCTATCGTCCAATCTTATATAGATTAGTCTCTAGAGTTGTGAACCATATAGGCTGACATATAAATACTATTAGCCTTTTCCTTTTCAGAATCAGACAGAGCATCGTACTCAGTTGTGTTATCCATTACGTGGAAAACATATTTTAGAGTCGCTTCATCATCAGCACTTTTTAAGCACTTTTTGATTTCAGTGTCATCTTCGTCATCATCATCGTCAGTTGCACCTTTACGTACCATCTAGTCTGGTCTTCTTCAGCCTTTTTCAATTTTAGCTTGAAGTTCTTTGATCGTCTTCTGATCTTCAGTAAGTTCTTCTTCTTCTTCAGCCTTTTTTCAATTTAGCTTGAAGTTCTTTGATCGTCTTCTGATCTTCAGTAAGTTCTTCTTCAGTGCTAGACTTACCTTCAAGTTTAGAAATGTCGATACCAAGTTCTTTAAGAGCAGATATAGCTTGTTCTTTCTTGATTTCTTCTTCTGACTTTCCAGCGTTTGCCATAACACTTTTAACTTCTTCAAGAATATCACCTTTAAGATCCTTTAGGGATTCTTTCATATAGGCGATAATATTTTTATCTTGAGTGCTTTTCTTTTTCACGTTAGCTCTCCGTTTTTTATTCACTTTTTTATTTTTAGATTGTTGACCAAAAGATTTTCCACTTGAAGAAGTTATTGAACATCCAGAGTTACATGGAAGTCCTACAACACTTACTTCAAATAATTCCATCGAAAGAATTCTGAATTCTTCAATCTTTCCTGAAGCTTGATCCTTTACGATCTCCATCCGCTTGATGTTCAGTCTGATTGAAAATGCGTTCAGCACTCTCTCTTTGATTTTAGTCCATATACTGTTGGTATCTTTAGCTTTACTTATTAGTATCTCACCAAATAAGCCAGTTTTGTCACCATTCTTCTTGACTTCTGTACTAAGTACTCTGCCAATCGGATTATCAGTATCATGGTTGAAGAATACAGTATTTGCACCTTCTTTAAGTAGGTCATCTTTGGAACCTTTTAAAGCGCCAACAGTGATGACATCCTTAACACGGTCTTTTTTGCGTAGTGGAAAAGAAACCTTTTTACAATACGACGACCATTAGAAGAACCATCTTTATTATGAGTCTCCTTAACAAATTTACGTTTTAGAATTTTACACTCTTAGACGTAAAAGTTGAATTCATTATCATTTCCCTTTCAACACCGTATTTTTTGAAATCGGAGTCTGACGAAATGACTATTTTTTTAAGCCTCTTTTTCATTAATTACCTTCTTAAAATTATTTATAAGCTTATCTATCTTCTTTTTAGCGTCAGATAGGAACTCTTCGTCTTCTACTAAACATTTAGTAAAATTAAACATGGCTTTTAATTTAATTCGCTTTTTTGGGTGTTTCATTAATAGCATCTGTTTGCATTTTACAAATTCATCAGATTCTGGTACATTTAAGAGAAGATTTTTATATATTTGTAGTAAGTTAATATTTTTTAAATGTTCTATATCGCATTCGTTTACTTCTGTCTTAATGTCCTTCTTTGGTTCTTTAGGTGGCTTGTTGGTAGAAGTATTATTATTATTAGCTTCCCCTTGCGCATTTGGTGGTATTAATCTACCAGTCTTAGGATCAATTTGTGCGCCTCCTGGTTTCATGCTAACTGGAGTATCGCCCCAAGGAACTGTATTCTGACCTCTAGCAAGTCGTACCTCATTAATAGTGGTAGTCATATTTTCTAGATTTTTTGCGTCTACATCAGCCTGAGCTTTAGCGTCTAATAAATCAACAGCATCAAATACAATTTCGTATTCGTCATATCCGAAACCATCTTTTATAATTTCTTCAGTGTATAAGTAAGATTCTTTTGTAAGGATAGGTTTAACAGCGCCATCTTTATATGCAGTCACTTGTTCTGAAGAATTTAATTTTCCTGTAGTACCGTCCACTATTCCCATAATGAAAGGCTGCATTTGGAATACTGCCATTATTTTATTACGCAGTTCTTTACCGAATTCTGTGAATTCCATATCTCTATTAGTAATAGACATACGAACATAATTCATCTTAGTATTGACTACTGCCATCTTGTGAGCATTATTAGTACCTCGATAAGAAGTTTTCCAATATTCTCTAAAACGTTTAAAATCTTGCTTGTTCATACCTTCTACTGAAAGTATGCCACTTGCTTCACCATTATTTATAAAGAAACGGCCATTGTAGTCACTTCTAAGTATATCGCTAGCAACTGCGCTACAAAGTACATCTACTGGCTTTATACCATAGCTACTGTCTGCTGTAGGTCTAAATACACTATGTATACATTCATTAATATTAAAATAACGTGTTTTACTATCCTTGGTGTTTCTTTGAGGTTTTAAACGATATGTTCTACGCTTTTTTAAATTTCCATTACCATCTTGTTTGATTTCCAATCCGTTAACAGTTAAAGAATAAAGCTCTTTTAGCTTACCCCTTTTATTGTTAACTTTTTCCATTGCGCCTCGACCCTGCATTAGCATATCCAATATAAACTTCCATCTAACGTCAGAGAATGATTCTTTATTTGGATTAGGTCTGCGTAGAAAGTCACGGACCTCTTTCATTTCTCTATCATTTTTAGGTGTAGGTTTTTTGCGTTTTTCTGGGTCTTTAATGCGGACTCTTGGCGTAACTTTTACGCAATCATTTACTATACGTGTAATGACTGCATTTAGCCATTCACTGGTTCTATACAAAGAAAATACTTCCTTGTGAGAAAGCTTCACAAAAGCAGGAGTGGTGAAATTGTTATCTGTACTAAAATCAGTAACAAATCCACTTGCCTTTTTTACTTTGGAATCGCCAGAGAATGAATTAAACTTCACTCGTTTCATCAATAGTTCCTTTAATCATCATAATTGCTTGAATGTTCAACATCGAAAAATAACCCTGCTGAGTTATCTTCACTGTCAGCATTATAAATACTACCAAAGAAGCCATCAATAATATCTTTACCATGACCAGTCGGGTGGTCTACCTTTTTACCATTTATGTATTTTAAATGTCTGGCTTCACGACATAAAATGTAATTCCATGGGTAAGATACTCTATTGTCGACAATAGCGTTCTTTGCATCTACTGGAACTTCATCTGTCCTATCCAAGGACAGCAAATCACATTCTATGCCTAAGTCTTCTATTGTTTGTTTGAAATAATGGCTATTGTGAGATATAACTCCATTAGCTATATAGTGGTGTACATCTTCAACTTCAATGTCATATACATCACCATAACCATAATCCTCGACAGATACAACACGTTCTCTGTTTTTCCTACCTTTTCGATCACAATGAGATAGTAATAAATCTGATTTATGTGCAAACAGGAACCCTACATTGTCATAGAATAATGACCTATCTCCAATGGTTCTCAATATGTAAGATTCACCTACAATACCAAATACTTTTTGTGATCCATCTAAATATCTAGTTACCTTGTTAGTCCTGATTCCCCAGTGCATTTGTAAAACATATTTTACTTGCATGCACAATTTTTCACATGAAGTGGATAATGAAACTGTTCCATCATTTTTATCAACATTACCATCAGCGTCATATAGTCCTTTTAAAAAAGATGAAACTACTGATTTCGGAGATATTAGGATTAAATCAGGTATAACTAAATCTTTATTGTATGGTTTTTTAATAAACCCATTATTTCTAAAGAATGAACCAATCTTTGTGCTTTGCCAATAAAAATGTTTATCAGAACAAGACATTTCTATATTAAACAATTTCTTAACTACATCCTGTATGATTTTTCTATATTCTGTTTCAAAAATAGAAAATCCAATTTTATCACAATTTAATTCCTGACATCCATCTCCCCATATCATTCCCAGTATATAAGCTAAATCTTCAGATAAGAACTCAGGTATAGTAATATCTTTTTTGTATCCCTGCTTATCGTCAGGTTCCAAAGAAACGTATCTACACATGTCTTCATTTATTAAAGTTTCATCATATACTTTTATTCTGTCTTTTATGGTTAACTCATTGAATGGTTTCCATGAACCATCTTCGATCATAATCCTATGTTTGCCAGTTCCTATTAATTCTGTTCTTCTTTCTGTTTCCACTTTCTTTAAAGGAACATTTTTATAATGAAATTTATTGGTTACAGCTTTGTAGCCATGTATAGTATGTACCAAATCTCCTATTTGTATATCCTTTAACTCAACGATACCTTCAGATGTCAATACTAAAGTTTCACCCACTAAGCACTGATATTGATCCATCGTGATCTTAGCAATGTTGAACCCTTGTTCTAATAATGGCATTATAATCTGCTTGATTATACCATCATAATATATTTCTCCACTCTTTGTGAGTTTTGGGTCTCGTGAACTTTTTGGATTGATCCACGCTACAAAGTCAGTTTTTATTAATGCTCGTTCGGTAATATAATCCTTTTCATCAAAATACTGATCTACATCACCATAACCCTTTTGAGCGTTATCCTTACGTTTGGCTAGTTTTTCCGACATGTCCATTTCTACTTCGATAAAATCTACTACATGTGACATACTAAAGCCTGTCTTATCTTTATTTTTAGATAAGTCAAAATGTAGATAATAATTAGTGTCTGGATCGGATATTAGCCAATCTCTAAATTCGCCATTTCCTTTGTACCCATCCGCTGTACAATCATCATAATCCCAACACATGTAAGGGTCAGTAGCGATAAGGTGNCCTTTCTTGTCGAAGCAACCTTGATATATAGGNCATTGTTTACATTCACTACATACATTTTTAATTAAGAAATCTGGATCACCCCAGAACGTTTCAATAACACCTACAGGTTGTGCACCAAAGTCACGCATTGTACGTCTTGCGTCACGTTTGAAATTCGTGCTTGAAATCTTCTTTAGTTAAAGTAGGATGTATATCCCAAGTAGCTGCTTGTCTGGTGAATGCATCTCCTTCTTCTTCCATACGTTCTGTTAACTCATGGAACTTCTTCATTACAAAGTCGTCGTCAAATCTAGGAGTGGTTATACCAATCATTTTGTAATGTTCAGGGAACCGTGTTTGACAAGAACCATATGCAGAAAGCCAACATTCTTCGGCTTTAGAAACTCCATCATCTTCGTCGTCTGCGTTATCCTTACTTAAAAAGAATGCTATTTCATCTCCTACCCAGAATATTGTNTTGTAACCTAACCACCCATAAGCTTGACTATTACCACTCAATGCATATATATTTTTATCAAAGTTAACACGTTGAGATCCAGGTTCTTCATGTTTACCTTGGAACCATCTACAATTCTCTAAGTGACCAACGAATTCTGCGAAGAATACATTTTTAGCTTGGTTTTCGTTACGGGCAACATTAACAAAATACAAGGAAGATCCCGGAGCTAGATAATGATATTTCTGTGGACTACGCATACAAAGGCATCTATATATATGGTAAAGTAGTATAAGAGAACTGATATAATCTTTCCCCGAGTTGCTTGAGTACCAACAACTTACGACGTAATTGCGTATTTTTCTGGTGCCACAGTTAATGGTGATATCGTATACTGGTTCCTTTTTATATTTTGTTATAGATTTTATATTAGAAGAACCATTTCTAGGGAACTTTCTATATTTAGGAGTAATGTCTAATTGTTCTTTTAAATTCTTTTCTTTATAGGATATAATTGGTACATGTTTATAAAATAATTCTAAGTATAGCCTACTCATGAACCCACAGCTATACCCTGTGTAGTCTCTCCCTATTGCTTTTACGAACTTGGTACTTTTCTTTCTTTTTGCATATATACCAAGGCGTTTTAACAATTGCACTACACCGTCTATTAATTTTTTAGATTTAGAACTTATATCACAGTATACTTTTCTGGGTTTTGAACCACAGTTCTTCCAATTGACTTCTCCGTCTGCCATCCAGTATCCAGATAGGAACTCACCAATTAGATTTTTAGTGCATTTAAAAATTATTTTTGGCACTGCTTTAGTACCACTACATTTCCCGTACAAATTAGGGGTACGCATGATGAGCTTACACACGTTTATAGCGTGTAGTGGCTTTGGGGTTAGCTTAATGCGTTTACCGCTGCCTGAGGTGCTTTTGCCGTATCCTGAACTAAACCATTATCATCCATTTATTGGTTTTTGGGTGGGCGTTCACCATATTTTTGATCTATTCCACTATCGTAATGGTAACTTATGTTTGGTTCGCATTCTGGGTCTATATCTTTTAGGCATCTAAGGAAATCTTCTTTTATGAATTTATCTCCAGTAGTAAAGCAGAATTTTTCTCTTAACTCTCCTTTATCACTTTTGTTTTGGCTTCTGTAATTAGCGTGTCCGTCTCCTACCATGTATCCTAGGAACCTAGCTTCTGATTTTGTAAGTAATTCTTTTCCTTCTAATTCGGGTATAGATTCTACAGTATCTATACTATCTCCCACATTAAGGTCTTTTAGTTCTATTCTTTTCTTATCTTGAAAGAAACCATGATTACTAGTTGCTCTTAAAGAATCTCCATTGTCTAGCAAAACTTCGTATGTAGTTTTTTCTCCAGAGTATTTTACAGCTGCTTCAGATACGATGTGTTTGCCTTCTTCGTCTCTATGTAAAACTTTAAATGTTTCTTTTTTACCGTATTCTTTCCAAAGGCTTTCTATCGTTTGATAACTACCATCTGCCAGTAAAACTTCTGAATCACCACTGATACACCCTTTTCCTAATAACAGAATAGCTTCTCTAACTTTTGGGTTACATAAACGCTTTGCTATTTCCATAATTTTTGGTCTGCAACCACTTCTACCATCAAACTTTTGATTACAGAACTGAGGACTTTCAATAAACTCTTGGATATCTACTGGTTGCTCTTCCCAGACTTCATCCCTATCAGATACCGACAGTCCTTCTGCAATAAACTTAAAAGGGTGTTCCATCGCTTTATTGCTGGCCGTCTTCTTTTTAGCCATGATTATTCTCTATGGCATTTTCTTTTCTAACATCGACTTCACCAGCTGTAGTCACATGAATATTTAATAATCCAGCATATATCTTCTTAAGGATCTCTGGGTCAGACACCATATCGTTGAGTAGCTTTGAAAATTGGTTTAAGATAATTTTCATCCCTTCTGGTGTCAGCATAAAATCTGATTTGCGTTCTATCTTATCTATACTTTCCACCGATTTACGAATGTTGTCTACCAGTTTATTTATCGTCATGATGGTACTGATATCTGTTAAAGAAGATTCGTTTTCTATGATTTCTTTAATAGCTAAGTATTGTTCGTATTCAGTCATATGATCTGATTCCAGAACACGTTTCATTAACTTAACAACTTTCCTAGGATTTTTTGTAGGTTTATTGTCTTTAAATTTGTTTATGAATTCTACCAATATAGTCCTAAGAGTTGCCAATTCTCCTTTGTGATCAAGGATATTCGGGTCTTTTAAGAACGCTGTAAAAACGTCTCCTAGATCAGATCCGTATGCGTTGGTGTATAAGACTTCTGCTCTCTTACCATGGATTAGAGCGTGTTTATTAGACCCTCCATGTTTGGTACAATATAGGCTTCCTTCTGCACAAGATTTTCCACATCTAACCTTTGGTTTATCTAACTGTTTGTTCCTGTTCTCATATTGGTGAACTTTTCTAAAACATCTTAATCCACCTAGAGTTGCTCTGTGTCTTTCTGGTATCTGTTCTGTTTCTAAACCAATGAGTTTTCCGTACTTGTCGTACATCTTCCTACGATTGTTATATTCTTTCTTTTTATCTCGTTTCTTCTTCATAAGATCCTTTAATTCTAAAGACTTCGTTGAACTTTACTTCAGCTTTGTTTGTGCGTAACAGCTGTCTTCCAAGTGGAGTTGCAATTGAGAAAATTCTATCTTAGTGGCTTTTGCCATCGGAGTTCTTAGGAAATACAGAGACGATACTACCTTAAAATACTTCGTATTTTAAAACATTTGCATTCATCTAAACTTGTTTAGATGATAGATAGAAGAACTTAGAAGAAGACGTTAAAGCTTATAGGTTTCAAAAACAAAATAAAAAAATAAACAAAAAAACAAATAAAANGTTTTAACTATCTCAGAACCCGAAGGGTTTATACGTGTGCGTAATAGACACCACCATCCTATCCTACCTAGGAATCTAAGTGTGTTAGATGAGAGACAATGGTAAGATATCTAAGTTCAGCGCAAATACAAACTTCAATTGGTAAAATAACGCATTTTTGGCAAATTTGGCGGGTTGGTGGGTGGTTGTAGGTTGGTAACATGCCGCAGGATTAACAGAAACACACTCTGTGAGCATTTAATTAAGTAAAACGTGTACAACTAAGGGGTGGTACAATTAAAAGCTTACAGAGTGCCTTAAAATGGTTTTCTATTTTGTGGTATTTTTTGCTGTTTTTTTCTTAGACAGTTTACGTGCTTTCTTTTTGGCTAACTGAGAAGCGTAAAAGTAAACGCAAGCTTCTGCCACGTCTAGAGTTTCATCGTTGATATCTTTACGTTTTTCTGATCTAACTGCATCAGATAGTTCATGATATTCTTCCGTTATCTTACCGAGAGCTTCATGTCTGTTAGAATAACATTTTCCTTTCCTACGTTTGATCCTGGAAACAAGCCTTAGTATTAATTCGTCTAAAACTTGTTCTATTTCTTGTTTTGTTACTTTTGGCATTAATAACTCCTTTTATATTAAAATTAAATCTATAAATAAAAAACTAATTAGACATAATAAAAAATACCTGCACTTAACTAAAAGTACAGGTATCTTAATAAGGAAGTTGTGGTTATAGTGGGTTATGCACTTATTAACTGTGCAGCCACTTTATTTAAATTGTTACCCTTTTGTATAATATGTGCAAAACTAAGCTCTGGGTGCTTCTCTATTAATTTAATAGGGTTTTTAGTCGGTTAGTATAATAACCTTTTTTGTCCTTTTGCTTTAATAAATCAATAATGGTCATGATATTCCTTCCAAATTGAAATTCAAAATCTGCTATAACAATGTCAGGTTTATTGATCGAGATTTCTAATGTGCCTTCTAGTAGATTGTCAGCGCACACAAAAGCTAACCCTTTTGCTTCTACTAATTTTTTAACTGATTCGCAAATACTTTCATCATCATCCATCATAACAACTGTTTTGTTCATTTTCTAAACTCATTTAATTATTGTAATTTGATTCAATCCTCTGAACCACATTATCAATTTTCTGGACTATGAATTTAAGTTCTGCGTCTAATGTTTCTTTATTAGCTTTCTGCTTTAATTCATCTCGAATATGTGCAAGTTGTTTACTGACTTCTTCAGAGATATTTTTAGGCATATCTCTTTCTAACATATTCCACTTTAACATGATCTCCTTGAACGTTTTAACAACATTATCTATACTATCATGCATATCTTCTAATTCTTTGCCCATCTGCAAATGGTCTTTCTCTTCACTTTTCGTCATTGCGCTTTAAATCTTTTATTGAAAGATTGATCTGTTCTATCTTATCATCAAATTCTCTTTTAAAACAAAGTAATACAGTCACCTTCTCTATTAACCCTTTTTGGTTAATTTCAGGTTCACCGTGTATGGATCGTTGCATTAACTCAAACTTTTTCTTATTAGTAGACAAAGTTTTTATATAATGTATTAGAATTGATCCTAATACAGTTGACACAACGGATATCGCTATTTCTGTCCCATTCATATTATTTTATAACCTTAATTTTAAGACTGTTTCCATATCGGGATAACTCTATCTTAAGAAGGCGTGGAGAAGGTTAATCAATGAGAATGAATAGTTGCCTTAAGAAGTCTTTTGCGCACAATTTATTGTCAAAGACTAACAAAGAGAATCCTAACTTTTCTATCTCATTGAATAGCTGTTCATTAGGAGCATTAACAGAATAAAATTTTGATATAGTACTATTCAATAATTCAGTTGTTTTCTGTATTTTGAAATTCAGGTCTTCGCTATCAGAAATCGAAGGATGGAACGAATTAAATATAATCGCGTAGTAATCTGGATTATTAGATAGCTTTGGTGATTTAAACTCTTTTAACAGCACTGTTCGGTGTGCTTGTTTTACTCTAATCGTCGTACCCATGTTTCACCAATTCTTCGAATTGTTCATGATCAACTTCTTGCCCATACCATTTTATTTTGTTTTTCATCTTAGCATTAATAATTACATGCAATTCAGATATTTCCATATCAGATTCAGATGGTCGAAAATCATTCCATAAACACTCTGGGAATAGTTTCTTCACCTTTTTAAACTTGTATGGAGTAACTAGCTTTTTATATTTTAATCCTCTTTCAAATATTTCAGCTATAACTTTATTAATTCTTTTGTACAAGTATTTTATTTTGTCATAAAAGAATATTGAGTTCATACCAAATATCACATACTGTTTTGGAAAATTTACACTTTTACTAAAATCGTATTTATTCTTTATGTCGCTCTTGATAAGTTTTAACGATTTTAATATTGCCTTGTACTCTTTTATAATTTGAACGTCAGACATTCTATCAGGTTCTACTAAACTAACTGTCATAATGTTTCCTTATGGTTTAAAAAAAGAATCTACTAAAGATTTCATTGTTGTCTTTGCTTCTTGGTTGGCGTTGTTGCCTTTTAAATCACTACCTGCTGTAGGTTTATTATGGTTGCCATGTATATAAATGTGTTTAGGTGCGTACACTACAGTAATACTGTTAGTGCAGCCACTAAGGAGTGCTGTTAGGGTAAATAGTAGCACTAGCGTTAATTTTTTCATTTTCTAATAATCCTATTGAAATTGCTGTATCCATATCAATATTCAATTTCTTTCTTGCTCTTGTACAAGCTACATATATCAGGTTAAATTCATCATCTATATGCTCAGTCTCACCTAGCCTAGCTTTACATATACTTTCAGAAAAATCTTTAGAGATATAAACATTGTCCCATTCAAGACCTTTGCTCTTATGACCTGTTGTTAAAATTACTTCAGCATTGCGTTCTTTACTAACTTCATTTATTTCTAACTCGTAGTATAAGTTCTGGTATTTTACTACCATATTTTTCCACTGTTGCAATCGTGCGCAAAATATCTCCTTCTTTAGCTTGGATTGCATATAGCTTTAAAGCTTCAGTTGTATCAAAGTATTTAACAAAATCATTTTTAATCTCCTTTTGGTTAAAGTAATGTAGATTGAATACATCCATTAATAGATCTTCAAACTTTTTGTCCCATCCACCTATAAAATAATGTTTGTATCCTTTATTGGTGCATTCTACTGCACGTTCAAACAAAGCAGCATTGGTTCTACTTATATAAGTGTATGGTTTTGCTTTAGGAGCTTTATGCCTTAACATTAATTTGTCTTTTATATCTACACCTTCTACAGGAACTTTCTCTTCTTTAAAACGTTCCAATATATGGGTCGCAACGCTACTGACAGTATCACCGAATCTAAAACTTTTACTTAGGCGAAGTTCTTTACCTTCTACCATTTCTAATGCATTGATACTTCCACGCCATGCATATATCTGCTGGTGTGGGTCTCCTACCCATATTTTGCTACAGCCAGTAGCATTATCAATTATACCCATAGTAGCGCCATTACAATCTTGTGCTTCATCTACAAGTATCACATCGTATTTCCTACCTAGATCATCTCCACGCATTTGGTACATTTTTAAATAACCATCGTGAGTAATCGGGAACCAATCACTAGGGTCTTGCATTCGTTCCCATGTGCTACGAGCAGCTTTTAATACATCTTTATGAAACTTGTCAGGTTTGTGTAAACCTTCTGGTATGTCAACATGTTTTATATCCATGTATAAATCACTACTATATAAGAAGTTCTTTATAGATTTTATCATTGAATGCGCAAAAGGCCATTTAGATTTTCCAATCTTATATTGTTTAGGAACTACACTTAGATATTGACCTTTACTTGCTTCTTTCATTTGGTATATAGGGAACTTACTCCCTACAGAAGCGAATGCCATACCATGGATAGTGCTACACCTAACTCTAGCTGGAAATTTAGTTTTAGCTTCTTCGGCAATCTTCTTGTTGTAAGCTAAGTATAATATGTTGGCTCGTGGGTTTTCGTTTAGTATGTCTTTTGCTATTCTTTGCAATAGAAAAGTTTTTCCACTACCAGCGTAAGCAATTATCTTAAATACATCATTACTTAAATAATCTTGTTTACGTGCAATCTTCTGTTCTTTAGTTAGCTTGAATTCTTTAGACATTATATAATTATCTTAATGTAATTATTATTATCTATGTGGAAAATTGGCATTTTAAATAATATAGAAGCAGATCTTATCTCTTCACTAGCGCCTAAGCTTTCTTGCCATCCATCCATACGTAGCACACAATCACATTGAGATAATTCTTTGTAATCATCCTTAAGATAATTATGGTGCTTGTAACCCTTAATTTTTCCCCTGCTGGCAGGGTTAAAGTGAGGTATACTATCAAAGCTTAGAATACCACTTATCTCACCAAACCTAGGATAGTTATGTCTATCTTTACCAGTCATAGGACCTGAGATATAAACCTTACCAGCGCATTTCATTTCGTGTAGACAAGAAATTGTTTCTTCCACTTTACTTACATAAGATGAATTGTGGATGTTATAATCCTTATGTATATCATCTCCAGTAGATATTAATTCAAATATTTCAACCCATGTGAAATCTAATGCTGATTGTTGCCAAAACGATATTAGCCAATTAAATTGATCAACAATAAGCTGTTTTTCTATAAAATGCGGAAGGGATAATTGAGAATCGTTTGCTTTATATAATTTATACTTTTTCAATAAATCAGAAGCTTCTTTTTGTGTTATCATTGCTTTTACCTTTTAATTTAAAAGCCCATTAGTATAAACTAACAGGCTTTGTTTTTATACCTTACTTAATGTAATGCATAAAAGGCTATTTGTAATGTTTCTTAAGGTGTTTTTTAATTTTTATAATGTCTTTTTGTAATTGCTTACATTCTAGAACAATATCGCAATTCTTTGGGTCACCCTTTTTAACATTACGAATAGTACGTATTGTTCCACAAGCTTCCTTGACAATGAATAGTGGCACTCCTGTTATCATCATTCGAAGAAATTGGTGCATACTGATAGTATTTTGTACGTTACCATTCTCTTTGCGGAAAAAATTACATGATTCAAATACACTTTTAGGATGGAACTTTTCTAATATAAAATCTATTTGCTTCTTATGTTCAGATCTTATATTTACATCTCCAACCTTTTTGCGGTCTGATGTCTTTAGAGATTTTGTACCAGTACTTTTGAGTGGTGTTGTCGTTGGGATATTCCAAATAAACTTAAATATCATGCGTTCAAATTTATTTAATTTTTTAAAGTCCTTTATATGCCACGTTAAACGTTCATCTTTTGTAGAACTTATGTTTAAGAATAGTTGCTTACCCTTTTTGAAGAATTCTATTTCTTCTCCTTTGCCTGCTCCTACTACTGAATCACCAGCAAATTTTTGTTCGTGATTCTCTTTAGCTAATTTTTCAATTACTTCTAAGTCTTGGAATTTATTCACAAGTGATTCAAGTTCAGCTGGTGTACCAACAATGTGTGAAATAGTTTCTGGATTGAAACTAATATGGTTTTCTTTATTAAGATGTAATATCATCTTGTTTCCTTTTAGTTAATTATTTCTGTGCATCTACAAGTAGCATATCAACCTCTACTCGTCTGCAGTGGATTTAACTCCTGTGTGTATAACTATTTTGAAGTTTTTGAGTTTTTTATCTCCTGTTTTAGTGATTGTATCTCTTGCAATAATTCTTGCTTTTCTTTATTATGAAAAGTAAGCTGATTAGCGAGCAATGTTGCATCATTACTTTTTGTAGAAGCAATATTATTTAAAGATGTTTTTAATTGCTTTATTTGCTCACGTTGTTGATTAATAACTTTATCATTCAATTCAGCTTGAGACGATGCTGCACTTAAACGTTTAGTTAAAATAATGTTATCATTATGTAGCTTGTGTGCGTCCAGTTTGGACATTAATAACTCCTTATTTTATTTTAATATTCACGATACTGTCAGGTTCAGGTTTGTTGATAGCTAGCGACATACTTGCTAGATCTTTTGCTTGCTTTTCGGTTATATGGTATCTACTTGTTTTAGGATTTATTGGGACAGACATTATTTTTATAATGCGTTCTTTTTCTTCCGATTGCTTTTCAGACATTTCTCAGCCTTAACGATTGTGTTACTTTATATTTATTTAACTGTATTTCCACTTTAACTTCTTTATCATCTATTTTTAGCTAGTGTTAATGATTTTTTAAATGATTTAATAACTTCACCGATAAATTCTTGCCCTTTGCTTGCAACTAAAAATTCACCAGACCATACAGGACCTTCAACAAACAGAACTGTGTTTATGTCATACATTTACTTACCTTTACCTTTAGATGACTTACAAGCAACGCATTTGTCCTTCATTTTACCATGTTTGCACCATAATGGGCTGTTATTCCAATTATTATAATTAATTGGTCTTGGTTTGTCTCCTTTTCCTGCCATTATGAAGCCATGTATGTAAAGTGTTTCATTTTAGAATCATTGATAAATACATATTGTCTGTTATTAGATCTGTTTCTACCATAGTGTAAAGTGTTTCTGTTCTTACCTATAAAGTTTATTTTTATAAATTTTCTTATTAAAGTTTTGCAAGCATTGTTGATTTTAAATTCTTCGTATACTGTATACTTTTGATTAATTAATAAATCTTCAGCCCAACGTTCCGGACAATATTTATCGTATATCAACATACCAGCCTTTTTATACTCTATGGTAGATTTACTCATTTGAGCTGTTCTCTGTTTCTCTCATATATTTATACATTTTAGTAACTATGTTAAGACCTTCCATATCACCCTTCTTGACATAGTTTTCAACTTTTTCAATGTCTTCTACTTTTATTAATCCTTCCTTATACATGTGTTGAGTTAAGGCGGCTTGATCATAGAAATGTTTCATCTGCGTGTATCTTCTGGTCATCTTATCAGATTTAATACGTTCATCTATTTCTTTGTTAGCTATATCCCAATAACGAACATATGATTTTATGCCTTCTAGTTTTAGTTGCTCAGATTCCATTGCAAGTTTCTGAGTGTACAATTCATTTTTAGCTGTTTCCAATTTATACTGTTCAGTTTGCATTTTTAGCATCATTAGTTGTTCTTTAGGGGAAGCAACTTTAGGACTGCTAAAATTAAAGTTCATTTTTTCTTCGTCCATTTAATTTTCCTTTTTAAGTACACCATTAGAGTTTATAGTGTATAGGTTTATTTTAATACTCTTTATTAATAATATATGCTTAACACGGCTAACATACCTTATGTCCTCTGGCTTTTTTAATATCAATATTAGCCCAGCTTCTTTACCAGTCATTGTAGAATAGTGCAATGATTGTCCTATACCTTCTGCCCATTTGCTAGCCCCAGTCGACTTCAATAGCCTGTTTNTCTGTTAATATATCAATGCGGGTTCTGTCAGGGAGAACGTGTTCGATTTTAGAATTGCTAAATTCTTTAGCTGCTAGCTTCTGATAATCTTTTTCGTGTTTTAATTCTTGCCCTACGAGAACGTTACCAATTACAAACAAAACAGCAAAAGATATGTATAAATAAAATTGTGCTTTTTTCGACATATTAAGATTCCTTATGTACGTGACAAACTAATTCATTAGAGGATACAGTATCTATATATTCAAGCTTTTTCATCTTATTCCCCTTTCATGTGTTTTATAATTCTTTCCCAGATTTCTGATAAAGGTGGGTTTTCTTTTTCGTATACTAATATTATTATAGGAACTCCATTAAATATGAGTTTCCTTACAATGTAATGTTCTACATCAAATTCTCTATATCTTGTGTCACTACTTAATGGAAGTGCGGCACGCATATCATCAATTTTTGGCATTACTACTACGATATATCCGTACTCTTTTCTATATCCGTAAATGCACATATCCCAGCTACCACCAATCATCAATACATCTTCTATGTCTTTGCTCATACTTAAGACCTTATTGAATGCAATTTTAAATAAGCGCAATCAAGAATTGCCTTATTGTGCCAGATATCTGCACTATTAGAAATTCTCGAAATCCTAACGTTTTTTTGAAATTCAAGAATTTTTTTAGACACTTCACTTTTTAGTACTTTTGAAACTTCTAGCTGCTTCAAATTTTCAGACATCGTTTTTAAGTGTATCGAATCTCTTCTATGTTGTGACATCTTTACTCTTCCAATAGTTATCTACTGTTATTGTTATCCATTCTAATAAATACGCAAATGGTTCTTGGTTACATATATCAAGCTTTGCTCCTATTCCTTCATAGAAATGACAAGCTAAATGGTATGATTCGTGACAAACTACTCCTATTGTATAATGTTCTGGGTCTATAAATATGTATGGAAACTCATTTTCTGGATAAGAAACCATTGCTGCGTCACCATCTTTGTATTCTTCTTCCAGTTTCTTGATAAGTTTTCTATCAAAAGTGATATTAAACGGCATATCATATATTGGGCATGTAAATTCTTTAGTCATTTTCGTTCCATAAACAGAAGATCGTAAACATTATCTCCATCTAAATAATAATCTTCAATTTCGCATTCTGGGTGTAGTTTTTCAGCTAAAGTTGCACACAATTTTTCGTACTTTTTTGCCCAAAACTCACCGATTTTGCAGTTTTCTTCACAATCTGAGACCAGTTTAGTGAATATTTCGAGTAATTCTTGTGCTTTTTCCAAGTTTTCAGTACGATATAAAATTTCTCTTGGAGATCTCCTAACTATATTATAATCTCCACCATAAGTACAAAGTATAACTGGTAATTTATCTGTTGAGTTGTTCATTATGTAACCTTATTAAATGTTACTTCTAAATCACCTTTAATCACTTCTATAAAAGATCGAAATATGGTGGTCTCTCCATTGTTCATGTTAACCGCGTTCTTTTGTACGGTTTCACTTTTTTCTTTATTCCATATTATAGTGTTTTTCTTTATATAAACATGAGGAGTGAACGTTTTATCAGAATAGACATTCTTTACTATAAAATAGTCTCCTTCCTTAAGGTTGTTAAATGTAAGCGGTTTCTTATCAATAAATATTACTTTCATTTAGTACACTACCTTTGCATCTGGTTTCGATTCAACAAGTTCACTAGGCTTAAACTTATAAATAGCGCCATTAAAGTTAACAGCGTTTGTCAACAAGTCTTCATCTTCATCTTCTATTTCTTCTATTTTTAGACATAAACTCCCTCTGTATAAAAAAGCTTGACCTAAATTCAGTTGATCAAACATTACCATTGTCTTCTTATTTTCTTCTACTAACATTTTTAACACCTATATCTTGTTTCATTATCAGGACTATTGTTTGTCGCATTGTGGATATCATTTAGTGATGAAGCGTCTAATCCCGTTTCCACTTCTTCTATCTTATCTAATTCAACAAACAAAAACTAAATCCTAAGTGATTCTTAATAATCTGAGTTTGTTCTTTATCCAATTCTTCTAACTTAGCTACTTCGAAAACTCCTTGTAACCAATAACAGAATTCACTTGCTTTCATGATTAATCTTCTAAGTCAGTTATTGTTTTTAATAACGCTTTAGTAACCATCGTCACATATAGCTCGCCATCTTTTCCTCTCAGAACCAGATCAACTGTAGACTTCCCTTTGGCTGTTCCGTTTCTTACAAAAACAGCTTCTTGGATATTCACGTGTTTTATGTCGTCTGAATACCTTGGTGCCTCTTCTGGTGAACCTTTTATACTTAATTTAAATCCTTGCATTTTCTTAACTTCCTTTATTTTAAGCCTTCTTTATTTTTCTAAATCACCATACCAACTAAAAGCTCTCTGGTCTGGTCTAGTAGGACAAAACCAATATCTTCCACTGCGTTTAAATACATGGTTATAGGAATTTTCTCTTCCTACTCCAAAATTACACTTAATCCTTCCAATGTACACACCTTTATAATATGGCGATTCTGGGTTTTCCCATTGTTCTACATTGTCTGGGGAAAAGTCACAATCTTCTTTGTGTTGTCTGTTACGTTTGGCGTCTCTTTTATATGACATTTTCTACTCTTACATTACCGTTAATCAAATCATCAGCGAGTTTTTTCATCCTCTGCACTAATTCCTCTTGACACGTTGACAGTTCTTTTATCTTAATGTGTTCTTTTCCATCAGTATCTCTAAAGCAATCATTATATATAATCGCATCGTTACGTGACCAACTAATATCACCAGTTTCTATAAAGTTTATCCTCATGTTTAATGATACATACAGTAGTGTTTTTGTATCTTCTTTTTCCACGTTACAATCTCCATTTGTTGTTTTTATTTTACCATACTATTTAGGAACATTATTACTACTTATCCTACCTATATTATAAATCACTCCATTAGTGTTATAAAACATGTTAAAATTATACGTTATCCCTCTCGGTTTTTACCATATGATCTGGGTTGGAACTTTGGGGCTTTCTCACTTCGAACGTTTTGACTTTGGGGCTTGGAACTGTTCACGTAAACAGTTATCATTAAGCGTCATAGTCGTCATAAAGTTCTGTATCAGCTTTAGAAAAGTCTCATAAAGTTCTGTATCAGCTTTAGAAAAGTCTCATTGAGGTTCGCAGGAAAAATTGGGTATATACATACTAGTATTAAAATTATGGCACTAAAAAAGCGGTAGGGGGGGTTACCGCTACCGCTTAAGTTAGTTAGTTAGGGCNTGTATTAGGCGCTTAGCTTNCTTACATGCTGCCAAAACGCTTTTACCTTAAAGCTTTTATAGCCAAAGTGCACGGCCCAAGCTTGTAGCAAAGGGTTTATTGTAGCTTGGCTAAGTAATAACGCGCTATAAGCTTTTACATGCGCTGGCTTGTACTGTGCACTGTAAATTGTTTTAAACGCACTACAGGCATAGTGCGCGCCTTTATTTGCGTCGTTAACAAAGCTATTAATACAGCCTATTGTTGCACCGCGTTTATAAAAATGTGCCGGCAAACAGCTGTGCATATTACCAATGGCAGCCATATTAGTACTACCATTGTACGCAACAAAAGTATGGTACAATGTTGCAGTAATGGTTTTGTTAATTAACAACGGTGTAGCGTTATTTACAGCATTAGTAAAAATGTTAACAATGGCAGGCACTAACGCACCTTTTTTATTAACATAAGCTTGCGTTTTTTGTTGCGGGCTTTGTGCCTTTTGCGGTGCAAGTGTAGCAACACTACTTTGTTGTGGTGCTGGCTTGGCTGGCTTTGCAGCTGGCTTTTTGCCAGCTGTTTTAGGTAGTGTGCTGTTTGTTACCTTGCTAGCTGTTTTGCTTGGCGCCTTGGGTAAGCTTATAGTACTTGTTGCTTTTACTGTCTTTTTTGGTGTTTTTTGCTTTTGTAGCCATTTGTTATTACCTTTATTTATTTTTGTTTGTTTGTTTAGCAAGGCTGTTTGTTAGCGCCTTGCTACTTTTATTATATTGCTTAAAAACTATTTACAATATAAAAAGTATTTTTTTATTTTTTAACCTTAAATAAAATTGTTACATGCTGGTAATACCAGTATGTAAAAGTGCCCGCTACCGCTACAACGCTAGTATGGCCTTTGTACATATTTTTGGGGCCATAGGCGTTTATAGTACCTTTTATAGTGCGTGGCTTTACAGCAGGTATAAATTTGCCGTGCAAGGTGCGGCCAAATGTTTTTAAAGTTACATTATTATTATTTATTGCCGTAACTACCATTAACCTACTGCCAAACCCGCTACTACGTACAATACTACCTACTTTTACAGCAGTATGGTTTATTTTACACATTTGCATTTTAGCCATTACTTAACCCCATTAACTATGTTACAAACTTTTTTATTTAAAGCTACTAGGTAGCGCGTTATACAAACCGGCGGCATAGTGTTGTTATATGGTGCGTTAATGCCTAGTTGTTTATTTAAAAGCAAGTGGTTACGTGCTATTAAAGCACGTGTGTGGCTTAAACCATGTTTTTTAACAATACTAGCAGTTGTTAGTGTATTGTTAATTTTTAACCAGTTAACAATAATGTTAACTTGGCTTTGGCTTTGGCACCAAAGCAAAGTGTTTTGCCCTAATACTAATTTTACAAACACTTTATTTAAAGCATGCTTTGTTGCGTTTTTTGCTTTGCCATTTTTTATTACCTTTATTTGTTTGTTACCTGCTTTAATATTTAGCCGCAAAACAAAAAATACAATAATTATTTATTAAAAACAAAAAGCATTTTAAGTACTAAACTTAACTAAACTGCACTTAACTAAACTGCACTATACTATAGTATACTTAACTAAACTGCACTGCACTAAACTTAACTATACTATAGTATACTAAACTATAGTTTGCTTTTTAAACAAAACCTGCAGCTGAGCTCACACAGGGATTTTTGGACTTCTTGCATCTACCAGCATCCCTTATAAGGCGATTTCGCATAGCGAACATCCAACGCTAAGCGTCTACTGTAGTATTCTCTCAACTGTACACAAAAAAAGACGCAATATAAATTGCGCCTATAAATTTTATTTTATTTGGTTTTTGTTTAAAC